TTTTTTGCATGCGGCAGATCTGCCGGATGATTTTGTGATTTGTAAAAGCCCGGATAAGCTTAAAATATTACTAAATAAAATTGCTGCAGGTAAAAGTGTGCACTATGTAAGTAATGGAGATTGGAGCATGCACGACCTGGTAATGGAACTGTTAAAAAAATACAATAATGCAGAGGTATTTATTACTACTTATGCGCTAAGGGAATTTCCCGTTCGCCAATTGATTTTAGCACAAGAAAAAGGAGATATAAAAAGTATTAAAATGCTTTTGGATTATAGGGCTAAAATAAGAACACCGGAAGTATTTCAGTTGGCCAGCATGAATATAGGGGCTATATTCCTTACCAGCATCCATGCAAAGGTTACAGTTATCAAAAGTCCTGTAGGGCATGTAAGTATTGTAGGTAGCGCCAACTGGACACAGAACCCCCGGATAGAATGTGGCGTAATTTCTTTAAATGAAGAATTAGCCAATTTTCATATTAACTGGATAGAAAAAATAATGATCAATGCTGAAATCTTTGAATGATATAACTGAGCAAATGCTTGATGAAATAAAAGAGTATGCAAGCTATTTTTTTACCCCTAAAGAAATTGCTTTAATGGTGGAAATAGAAGAAGCTTTTTTTATCGAATGTATGGGAGATCAGAATAATGCCATTTACAGAAAATTTCAAACAGGGAGGCTTACCAGTGAAATGGAATTGAGGAAATGTATTTTGAAATTGGCAAAAAGTGGTAGTTCCCCTGCCCAAACCATGAGCATGGATATATTGAATGCCAGCAAAATAAAAATGTTAGACAGATGAGGAAAAATGAGCCGGTATCGAATGTCTTAATAAAACGTGCTGAGCAAATAAGAAGTGCCGCAGAAATACTTATTGCTAAAACTAATGACTGGCAAATAATAAAGCAATTTTTGTGCAATAGGCTGGATGAGGTAGAACTTACTGAAATCCAACAAAAAAAGTTGGAGCGGTATCAGTTCATCTATAATCAGTTGGTAAGCTGTAAGTATACTGATCAGGATGTGCTTAATATGCTGATTAAAACCTACAAAATTAAAGTTGGCCAGGCTTATGAGGACATGAACTGTGCCCGGGAGTTATATACTGCCGTAATAAATATCAATAAGCGGTTTGAATTACAAATTGAGCTGCAGAGTGCAAAAGATATGAAACGAAAGTGTGTTGAAATTGGTGATTTTAAAACTGCAGGGATTATACAAAAAAATATGGTAGCCATTATAGCATTGCTTCCTGATGAGGAAGATAATCCAGCAGATCTATTTGAAGGCCACAAAATAGAAGCCGTATTTGATCCTAAACTATTAGGCGCCCCTGATGTAAATATGAAACAAGTTTTAGATGCCATTAATGCAAAAAGGAAAGTGGCTATAAAAACAGATATGTTTGACAATATCCCTTATGAAGAAACAACTGCACTTTAATAAACCACAGCTTCGAAGCATGATGATAGCTGCACCAACTGAATACCTGGTGGCCGGTAGAGGCACAGGTAAAAGTGAAGGTGTTCTAGCCCCCAAATCGGCAAACTGCTATTTTAATACAATGCCTAGGGGTACAGGAGTTGCCGTTGGCGCTACTTATGCTCAGTTGCTTACCAGAACTTTGCCTGCACTTATTGCAGGCTGGGAAAGGATTGGGTATGTTATGGGTAGGCATTATCTAATCGGTAAAAAACCAACTGAAAAATGGATAAAGCAATGGGGCTGGAAAGGACCATATCGCCCACCCCTTGATTTTAAATATTTCATCAGCTGGTGGAATGGTGCCGGTGCACATTTGGTAAGCCAGGATAGAACAGGATCATCTAATGGTATTACAATTGATTGGATTATTGGTGATGAAGCCAAGCTGCTTAACCAGGATAAACTAAAAACAGAACTCTTCCCTGCTAACCGGGGCATCATTAAAGCTTTCGAAAATAACCCTTATCATCATGGCATGACCTTTACCACTGATATGCCAGTTGGTGCATCGGGTCGGTGGATATTGGATATGATGGATCAGATGGATAAAAAAACTGTTAATGAGATATGGGAGCTACAGACAATAAAATTCCAATTAAAAGCATTACTGGGTAAAGCTAATAAAGGTGTATCAGCAGAAATCATAAAACAGTTAACTGTTATAGATGCAGAATTAAATGACAAGCGTAAGGGTTTACTTTTTTATCATGAAGCATCTACTTTAGATAATATTCATGCACTTGGATTGGATTATATCAAACAGCAACTAAGAGATACATCTTTATTCCAATTCGATACACAGATATTAAACTTACGGCCGCTCAAATTGGAAGATGGGTTTTACCCGGACTTTGATGAAGAATACCACGGCTACTTTGCAGAGCATGCCAGCTACTTTGATAATATTGAGTTTCAAAATAAATTAGTCCTTGACTGTCGCAAGGATAAAGATTTAGATCCTAATAAGCCTTTGCATATCGCCATTGATTATAACAGGCGGATCCACCCAATAGTAGTAGGACAGGATACGGGAGAGGTTATTAAAACGTTGAATGGTATACATGCTCTTTATCCCGGCAAATTAAAGGAGGCCCTTGATTTATTCATTGAGTATTACAAGTACCACAAGCGTAAGCTTATATACTATTGGTATGATCATACAGCTATTGGTGGAGAGAATGAGACAGAGAAGTATTCAGATGTTACTACGGCATTAAGGAAAGCTGGATGGGTAGTGATGCCCATGTATATAGGTAAGGCACCAGGCCATGAAGCTAAGTATAGGATGTGGGGTCACCTATTGCAGGAGCATGGTAAGTACAATAGAAAGTTCAGGATTAATAGAGAGAACTGTAACAAAGTCATCATCTCTGTATGTATGGCACAGGCAGAGCAAAGGAAGGATGGATTTGGTAAGGACAAGAAGAGTGAGCATAATCCGAATTTTCCGGCAGATGAATCAACGCACTATAGCGATGCCTTGGATATGATGGTATATGGTATCTTAGAATCCGATCTACCATATGGTGTGGATAGTAAAGGAGGTGGAGGTATGATATTATAATATTCTTTGGGTGTTCCCCTACGGGTCGGGCTTTACGCAGTACACGGTACTTGCTTCAATCCCTAACACAATAGCAGCAACTAGTATTGCTGCTATTGTCGTTGCCAATAGCCTCAATACAAGGTGCTGCTTAATACCAAGGTAACAGTAGCATTAACATGCAACTGTTGGGGCTGTGTGCGTTGCATAGGAGCCATGACTGGCACGCCTTCATAGGGAGGCGTTATATGCAACTAATGTTACATATATCCTATAGGGAGGCATCAGGCGTGCGTGTCAAACGCATAGCGTGGGCTGGCTTTCAGTGATCTATTTTTTCATTTGAAAAAAAATGAAAAAATAAGTGGTTGATTATCAGCAAAAAAATGAAAAAATAAGTAAAAAACATTGCAAAATATTTTGATAACTCGTTGATTTTTAGTAAATTACATTATAATTAAAAGAGGAGCACCACCTCTATAAACTCAGGTTTCTATATATGAATACTCTTAAAAAAGCAGATGTTAGTATTAAGCCTAACAACGAAAAGTCCGCCTCTCTTCCTGTTACAATTCTTCACAAAAAAGAAAGTGAAAGTTTACCCCCCTTAGAAGATAGGATACACCGCCTTAACCAGTTGTTTAATTTGCAAGGTCATTACAATAAACTACAAGACAGTTTACAAAAGCTAAATGATTTTGAAATTAAAAAAGATGGTGAACGTAGCCGCATCACAATTTGTGATGATAGCCGCAATGACTTTACAACTTACCATCCCGAAATTATCCAAGATGTAGTTAACTTTTTGTCCATCCGCATCAGGGAAAGAATAAAAATTTTAGAGCCTCAACTTAAATGGTAACCTCCTGCCCTGCCCCATAATTTTTGGGCAGGGCTTTTATTTTTCAAAATCAAAAGACTGGAACAATGACACATAAGCAACGATGTATAAGCAACTGCATGGAATACCTGCAGCAATTAAGTTTAGAATTTACTTTTAGTCAATCACTTTTTAACCACTATTACAGAAAACACAATGGGGCAAATGGTAACGCCTACTCAATTGGATTACATGCCGCTGAATTAATGATTAAAGAAACAAACACACAAATACAAAACTCTATAATATGACAGAAACTATTAAACAAAAAAGGGATGAATTAAAAGCATTATCACAAGGTTTTAAAACGCTTGTGAAGGAAGGCGAAATTGACAGCATTAATACTGGCTTAGTTACATATTACGCCCAACAAGGGCATACACATTTGAATAGCTATAGAAAATGGCAAGCGCTAGGTTTTCAAGTTAAAAAAGGCAGTAAAGCCCTTTTGCTTTGGGGAGAACCTAAAATCAGAAAACAGCAAGAACAGACCGAAGAAAGTGAGAGTTCATTCTTCCCTGTCGCTTATGTATTCAGTAATTTACAGGTAGAGCCAAATAAAAACGCTGCCCGTTAATACAAGTAGCCGCTACCCCTTAGCGGCTACTTTCTTTTTTGCTCCATTCCGTTCCTCTCCATTCCGCTAAAAAGAAAGTAGCAAAGAAAAATTAGAGGAAGGGTTACTATTATTTATTTGTCCTTTTTGCCACACCGCCCCCACACTAATTTAGTGGCATGGCAATAGATTTAAAAGATGTTTTAACTACAATAAAATCAGGTGCATGGTTAAGCATTCGTTTTTTTACTGCTGATGTGCTTAAAGGCCAGGGTGGTAAAATAATTGAACTTGCCAAATGCCGCATTGCCCGTCGTGAACTAATGCAGCGTGATGACACATTGAGAGAAAATATAAGTGGCATTAAGAAAGAACCCATGCACAATGTCCATTTTACTTTAAACGTAGAGCTGCCGAATAAGCAGCTACGAAAAATACACCCAATACTTATTACTCACCTGAATAATCAAACTGTACTATGAGCATACACATGGCCGGTCCTATTGCATTTATGGAATCGAGCGCCAGCGCTGTGTATTTCTCTAAGAACAGCGCCAATGCAGGTACATTTAAAACACAAGAAGGCACTTCCACTGTTGTGAAGAAAGCTCAAACAGCTTTGGAAGTTGCCTACTGGGGTGAGGACAACCGTTTTCCGCAAAATATAGAAACCCAAATGGCTTATTGTGGCATTGGTAAAGCGGCATTGGACTGGAAGGCAAGGGCACTATATGGTGCAGGAATTATCCCGGGTAGAATAATGGATTATGAGGATGATGGAAAAACAGAAGTATTTAAACCACTTATCCGTAAGGAAGGAAAACAGGTTTACGATTTTCTTGAACAAAGATCATTGTTCCGATTTTTTTTAGAATACTTGCAAGACTGGACATGGTATTCAAATGTTTTCCCGGAAGTAATTCTAAGTAAGGACGGTAAAAAAATAACAGGCTTTGTCCATCAGGAAAGCTGCGATGCCCGTTATAAGCAGATGAATGACAAAGGTGTGATTGAGAACATTTACCTTTCCAAATTGTGGGGTTCTGCAAAAAACCAGTATGCTAAATTCGATCCTGAAAAAAAGATTTTAGGGCTGCTGGAAAATCCTTCCAAGCTTACAGAAATTGATAATAAATTTTTAAAATCAATGCATTGTATTGATATGTATGATGCCGTTGATAGCCTAAAGTTAATTGCAGATAAATTGGTGAAAACAAGAAAAGCTGATCAATTAAAGTCTGCCATCCTTCCTGTAAATTATCCATCAGTAAACAAAACTTATTACCAGGTTCCATCATGGGATGGTGCAAGGCTCGGTGGGTGGGTAGAGATTGCCTGTAAAGTACCTTCATTAATAAAAACGCTATACAATAAAGCTTTTCGCCTTAAATATCATATTCAGGTACCCGAGTCATATTTTGAACGCCAATATGGCTTTGAAAAATGGCACGGCAAAACCGAGGATGAACAAAAGGATGCCCGCCGAAAATTGCTACAGGATATGGATGATTATCTGACTGGTGACACCAATGCATTTCATTCCTTTATTTCATTTTTTGATATTGCTGCGCATGATAAAACGGAGTATGGAAAGGTAACTATTGAAAGCATTGAAGACAAAACCAATATTGATAAAGATTTAATTACCACATCGGCCGCTAATGTAGAAATATTAATGGCCATGCAGGTACACCCATCTTTATTTAGTGCAGGTGCTCCGGGAGCTACACACCGTAGCGGCGGCGGTAGTGGCAGCGATATCAGAGAAGCTTTTTTGGTGTACAATGCTTTACTTAACCTCGAGCGTCAGGTATTACTGGAACCATTGTATTTGGCAAGAGATTACAACCAGTGGGGCGATGATATTGTATTCAGGGTAAGAGATACTCAATTAACAACATTGGATAAAAATTCCGGCACAGAAAAAGTAATAAGCTAATGTTATTCAAAGATTCTAAAAAATTAAAAGAGTACGCTCAGCTATCCGGAGAGATAAATTTTCTTTCGCTCAAAGCCACTTTACGCATGGTAGAGCAAAAGCATATCATTACAATTTTAGGCAAAGGGTTATACAGCATTTTAGATACAGATTATAATGCTGAACCTGATGAAAATGCTTTACCTGCACCCATAAAAAAACTTTTATTGCAATGCCGTATGGTTATTGGCCCCATGCTTTGTTGTTACCATATTGATAAATCTGATGTTATCCTTGGTGATAGTGGAGCACAACGTACAGAAACCGCAACCAATAAAACAGCCTTTCAATACCAAGGCACGAAATTTAAAGAAGCCAACTTACGTGAGGGTGAAGATGCCACGGAATTATTATTACAGTTTTTAGAAGATAATAAAGCGGATTATCCACTATGGACTGCATCTGATATATTCAAGCAATACAGAAGCCTTTTTATAAAGACAGGTAACGAGTTTAACGAACTCTACCCTTCCCAATCCCCATACCGGAATTACTGGGCAATGCGGACTAAAATGCTTGATGTGGAAGAAAATATAATACGGCCTTTCCTGGGTGATACTATGATTGATGCTTTGAAAGTTATTGATCAAACACCGGCACCAGCATTTAGCACTAAAGAAAAACAGTTGCTTTTTAAATTAAAAAAAGCCATTGCAAATTATACGGTTGCTTTTGCAGTACCTCAAATGAATGTACGCATAAATGCCAATGGTTTATCTGTAATCGCTACCAGTTCTTTTAGTACCAATGATAATGATAATACCAGGTCATTAGCAAATGATACAGCAATTAATGCACTAATTAAAAGCTGCAACACTACAGGCCAGGAGTGGATTACAAACGCAATAAAATATTTAAAAGACAATAAAACTGATTTCCCTGATTGGATAGGGTTTTCAGAGACAACAATAATTGAAACCGCCTCTCCAAATGCCGATTTAAAAGGCACTTTTGGAATGGCTTAAATAAAAATAGCAATGCATAATAATTTCATAGATGATATAGTCGCCGTTACCAGTGGAGTTGCATTTTCGATCTTAGGAGTATTTTTAAAATTCGACATGAATACTTTTGAGGCAGAAGCCGTAAAAACTGCGGAGGTTTTATGGTTTGGCGTTATCGGTGGCGTGGGCGGCTACTTAGGCAAACAGATTATTGATAAAATACATAAAAAGAATAAAAATGTCAACAACAATCAGCCGAAAAAATAATAATAAACCAGCACCTAAATGGTTTAGAAAATTAAAAAAAGCAATCGGTGTGCTTACTATTGCTGCTAACGTAATGGTTCAATCCTGGGGCTTATCTGATGCTTTATTAGTAGCACATATCCAGTTATGGTGTACGCTAGGCATAGGGGCTATTTTAGAAGCCCTTGAAATTGTGCTGGCTAATGGTGAGGAATATATTAATTACGATAATGATTATAAAAAATTCTACGATAAGACAAATTTTTTATTGCTTTTGATTTCTATACTCTTATTAGTTAGTTGCAGTTCAGCAAAACATACCTCAAAGCAGGTTAATGATATTGAAGCATTACAAAGGCAATTGGATCAACAAAAAGAACAAATACTGGCCAAAGGTATTGCCGATTATGTGAAAAATAATCCTTGCATTTACCCTGAATTAAATTTAGATAGCCTTTGTAACATGCTTGACATAACACCTGAATCAGAGCCAGATATGAGGATAACTGATTACGGGCTTACGTCTACAAAGGCCTATTTACAAGAGCCTTATTCGCAAAAAGGTTTTAGTATAAAGCGTAAAAACATTTTAGTACCGGTAGAAGATAATAGGCTTGTTAATTTATTAAAAGACAGTTTGCAAGTTGCCAGAAATAGATACTTAGAATGCAATAGTAAGCAGGTAGGCAGATATGAAATGTTTAAATCTATTGAAGAAAGCATCAAGCCAGGGCTATGGCACTTTAATAACTGGGCATGGTTGGCCATTGTTTTATTGTTGCTACTTACCGGTTTATCAATTTTATTTAAATCTAAAATTGTAAAATGAAGCCAAAAGAATTCGTTAACACGTATTATCAATTTGCAAAGCAAACAGAAGCAAAAACTGGCATAAGTGCAATAGCAATATTAGCACAGGCAGCTTTAGAAAGTGGATGGGGTAAGTTTGCTCCTGGCAATATGTTCTTTGGTGTAAAAGATACTGATGGTATTAACGGTAATGAGCAATTACTTACTACAACTGAATACGGACGTTCAGCCTCATTAAAATTCCCTGTTGTACTAAGTGTCACTCCTGTTATTCGTAACGGCCAGAAATGGTTTAAATACCGGGTTAAAGATTATTTCAGGAAATATGATACACCTGAAGAAAGCTTTACTGATCATGGTAATTTCTTTATTAAGAATAAACGGTATACAAAAGCCTTGAAGGTAAAAAATGATCCTTATAAATTTATTGAGGCAGTCGCTGCAGCAGGATATGCTACAGCACCTGATTATGCAAGCATTTTAATATCAACTGCAAAGTTGATTGAGAAAAATATTATTTAAACTTATTTTTGCCGGATATTTAAAAATTTTAACCCGAATTAGGTAAAAGTTTATTGGATATTGAGAACCGGCAAAAATTTTTCTCATAAGCAGTTAGTTTTGGTAAACGGCCTTTGTTTCTACAAGGGCCTCTTTTATTTAAATAGGTTTTCATCATGCCATTTGTCCTTTTTAAACGCTGCTCTCCACGCTAGTTTAGCGTTGTGATAGAAATAAATTTATATCAACCGGGCAAAGTCAATACAACTATATTATTCCCAACCGAGTGGAATGAATTGCTTTTGGCTGAACTTAATATTATTAGCCAAACCATACTGCAAAACTTTAAGCTACCCGGTGCAGCAAAAGCACTGGTATTTTTAAAAATATTACAAAACCGTTGCCGGCTTAAAAATATCGGCAAAAGAATTGATGCGGAAGATGCAACAATAAACGGCCTGCCTCTTATTGATTTTATCTATGATAAAAACAATTTAACAAAACAGCCCTACCCTGTTTTAAAAATTTCAAAATTTTTACCAACAAAATTTATTGGACCAGAGGAAGATTTCAATACACTTACCTGTGGAGAGTTTGAAGATGCAGAGATTTTTTACACACAGTTTAAGCAGGAGCCTTCCGAAAAACCTTTGGCACATCTTGCAAGTATTTTATATCGTCCAAAAAATACAAAATACTGCCGTAGCCATCCGGTAAAAGGGTTTGTTCAATACAATGCAGAAAAAGAAGTACCACGCTTTATGAAGCTTGCACCATGGCAACTGTACACTATTTTTCTATGGTATGCCGGATGCCGTGAGCAATTGCCACTATACTTTCCTAATGCCTTTGGCGGTGGCAGTTCAGACAGTAATACAGAACCTGATTTTCTTTCTTTTACCAAATGTATACATGCTGGTGCTGGTCCTAAAAATGGCAGCAGGAATGATATACGACAAATGTTATTAAAAGAATTCCTGATGGAAATGGAGTTGGAAACAATCAAAGCAAAAGAACTACAACAACAATACGATGCAGCAAAATAATGTAAGTAAATACATAGATTATTTCAGGCAGTTAGCCGTAAAGCATAAGGATTTACAGCATGATACAGCTACCGAAACCGGCGACGGTGATATAGAAAAAAAGCGTTTTGCAATATGGGGCAATGAGGAAATGATTAGCAACCTACGTACCAAAATATCTTTCCCTGCACTATTGATAGAGATATACGAAAATAACCTAAGCAGTGAAACCGTGTATGATGTTCGCCAAAGGCCTAAAGGCAGCTTTACTGTACTGGAACATGCCGAAACAAATGATTTAGCTGCTATCGAGCCGGCTTATCAAAAAGCAGAAACCATAGTGTATGACCTTTTGAAAAGAATTTGGCAGGATACCTACGCACCAGATGTAGACCGTTGCCAAACTGTTTTTAAGCAATTCAGGTACAATATAAACATCACTCCTACCGGAAAACTTTTTCAAAATGAGTACGGCTATTATGTGGAGTTCGATTTTGATTTTCAAAACGATATAGATATCAGGATTGCACCTGATGCAGACACTTTTACTGACTAATTATGTATTCATTCAAAAATTTAAAA